CCTATGATAGCTTTGATTTTGAGCATCAACTTAAAGAGACTGCACTAACAGTTAGCTATTCTAGCAATGCAGGAGTTAGCAGTGTAATACAAGGTATTCCCAGTGTAGTTAGTGAACATAGTTTAGCCTATGGTGTAACCAGCACATTTAGCGAGGCAAGGTCTCCAGACAGAGAAGATTGGATAATTGACATGGCTAATATAGAATGGCTTGCTGACGAGATAGGCGATCAATGGCTACGTATTAGACAAAAATTATAAGCAATAAATAGTAGTATGGATACTCTTAGCACCGCAGTAAATAACCCAGAAGCACTTGCTTTGTACACATCAGAATTAATCGGGCCTTTTTTAGGCATGATACTTATTCTGATCGCATCATTTATGTTTAAAGATTTTATAATGAAATTTGGAAAAGGCATTGCTTTTTCCATGAACAGCCAGTTTAGGGAAGGCGATCATGTACTACTGGACAACGAAGCCGCTCTCATTGTAAAGATTGGAATGACACAGACTGTATTTGGTATTAACAAGGCATCTGGAGATTATATCTGGAGATACGTTCCTAACGAAAGAATATCCCATCTAAAGTTAGAAAAAGTAGTGTTTAATCATAAGCCTGAACTAAATGGCCATCAGATTAGCCAAAACTCCGAAGATATCCAGGTACTAAAAGAAAAATCTTAATTCCTTAATATTCCTATTAGTGCGTTCTCTCTAGCATTATGCCAACTAGTATTAAAGGATTCTAATCTATTTGTAACATTTAAGGTATTCTTCTTGCTAGGCGACGCGGCAGACTTTGATACTGCATGCTCTGCTAAATCCAAAGACTTCTTTGTTTCACAGAACATTTCTTGAACATCCCTATAACGGCGCCAGCCTCCTTGACTACGAAAGTTAACATTCTTCCTCATCGTTTCAAGCATAGTATTAAACTCAGTGTTAAATTCATGCCTAACCTGGGCAATGTACTCTAAGTCCATTTTAAACCTGTACATCTTCCATGCCAGCAGTTCGCAAACGAACTATGTGCCCTAACATGAAATTTTTAGATTCTGTACCCTTCATAACGCCTAGCCACTTATTCCTAAGCAGGGCAATTTCATTAATAATACATTCAAAGTCTACTACCTCATCCTCACCATCTACATACTTCTCAGCATCACGACTTGTTAATGCTCTGGGGTAGTTTTCCAAATACTTAACAAAGTGCTTTCGCCTAATTTTGCGAAGTTGAATATTAAGAAAATTAAGAACGCCTTCTACTTCCTGTAGTTGGCTAAACCGTATCTCAGTAATAGCAGGCAGTTCTTTAATTGATTTCTCAACTAGCCCGTGTATTCCTATTTCTTTCTTTGCGATATCTAACTCTGATTCATAGTGTGCTAGGAAACTAGGAATATTGCCGAGGTCTTGTGTGACTTTGGAATACCAATTTATCATGTTTACTCGTACTCGTCTACGTCGTCTTCATTCATTTCAATGCCATTATGTTCTGCAGCATTGGCCAAGTATTTGTCAACTGCCGCTAGATCAAGAATGATTTCTTCATCAACACCAGTCTCAATTAAGTTACCAACCCAGTGGTCAGCGGCGCTTTGTTTCTCTTTAATATACTCTTTAAGTACAGTCCAAGTTTCTTCTAAAACTTCACCATCATCCATGTATCATTCCTCTTCAAGTTCTTGGAGCACTTCAGACATATCTTCATCGTCAGCGTCTTCTGGCATATTTACCTCAGGAATCATATTTTCCTTAGCAACAATATCAGTCATGATACTTTCTAGTTTATCGCCAGTCCAGCCCTTGCGGAATTCAAGCATTTCTTCTCCAGCTAATGTTGTATACTTGAGTCGATTGCCCTGCTTGGTAAGCAATCCTTGTGTTTCAAACATATCAAGTAACCCACTATATGGATCCATGCCTGTTTCGTATGGAATCTTTACCTGTACACTCTCAAACGGCTTAGAATACCGTGTTTTCATCACTTTACAGGCTGCTCTGATACCATTAACAGTACTTGTCTTATTGCCGTCTGCGTCTTCTTTTAGTTTAAGTTTACGCATGGCAACAACAATACTACTAGCGTAGATAAAGCCTTGTCCGCCACTGATCTTATCATCTGGATCAAACATATCTTGACTTGCATACGTGTGGTTAGTACATACCATTCCTACGTTATAACTACCAATCATGTTAACGGTGTTACGTACAAGACTTGCTAGTGCTTTAGGCTTACGGCCCATATCGCCCTTCATGTCACCAGCTTCAAATTGGTTAACATCTGTAGGAGTCATCATCATTCCCAAACTATCAATAACGAACAATACTTTAGGACGTTCTTCTTCGTCCATTGCCTTGTAATCTTTCATAAAAGTTGAGATTGTTTTAGCAACATCGTCAATCATGCTCATGCTTAGTTTAAGTAACTTGCTCTCATCAGTGTCAACTCCTAGCGCGACTAGCCAGGACTCGTCTAATGCGTTCTCTGAGTCAATTAGTACAACAAAGATATCTTGATCTTGTGCTGCTTTAACAATGTTTCCACTTGCAAAGTAACTCTTGCCTGCTCCTGATTCACCAGCAAATACTGTTACTTTGCCTAGTGGAACCCCTTTGTGGAAGTCTCCACTTACCAAATAGTTAAGCGCATAGTTGCCAGTACTAATCCAATCGGTGGGATCATGAAATCCGATACTAAGTCCGTCAATACTCTTTGTGATATCCTTGCGAAACTTACTTACGTCAAATGCTTTAGCCATTGTTGTTTCCTATCTTATATAAATCTAAAAAAATCTTACTACTATCTAAATTTCGTCTCTTGTCCATAATCTGGAGTTCTTTAAAAGACTGAGACAAATTCTTTTCAAACGGGGTATCTAAATATTTTAACATGTTCCTATAGCTATTTTCAAGCAAAAACCCAGGGTGTTCATTTATACGCTTGGTTAACTCTAACTTTATAAATTGTAGCACATTGTTAGGCAGATTGCAAATATTTAAGTATAGCGGTGTTAGCATAGGTCCAATGATAAAACTATTATTATGAACCCCTTGTTGTTTAAAGTAATCAATACATGCAAATATTGAGTTATAGTTTAGTAGAAAATGTAGCATGTTAAAGGTAATACGATGGTCAAGTTTCTGAATGGTAATCAAATTATCTTCAAAGTCTTTCCATGAACCACCGTGTCTTATGTATTCGTATTCTTCGTGAGTTGTCTCACAACTTACTGTCCAATGCACATCCTTAAATCCGCAGATTAGATCAAATACATTTGTGTCTACCTTACTTAAATTTGTGTTGATCCTTAAATTAACATCTGGATTAACCTGTTTTAAAAGTTCTAGTAGCTCAATGTTTTCTTTCATTAACAAGGGTTCTCCCCCTGCCATGTATACATGTTTTAATTGTTTAGCATTGCTGAATATGTAATCTTTGAAGTTTTGTTGTTGCTGTTCGGTCGGAGTATCAATTTTCCTGCCTAGTTCACTTGCCCACTTACTGCTAAACTGTGGGCTACAATACACACATGCCATATTGCATAGGTTGCTCCATCTAACATCAATAGTATGTAATTCATGCGTTCCGGTGGTGTCGTAAGTATCTAAACTAACATCACGTAGCTCTTTAAGATAAAACACACGATCACTGATAATCGACATATCAACTGTCTTGTCTTGTTTTTCTAGATCATAACAAGGACTGCAATTAACTCCTGGTTTACCGCATAACATATTATCTTGTGTTTGTGTGTTTAGTTTGCCCGTAAGGATGTCTTTAATATCAGTGTCTTTTATATTGCCTATCTCGTTAGCACTACGAATACAATTCTTAACCTTTCCGTCAACATTATACATTAACCCAGTCCAAGGCATAGGGCAGAACTTTTTATTAGTTAGGTAATCTTTTGGCTTCATACACCTACTACTCTGCTTGATCTGCCTAATGATAATTCTGTAAAATGCATACCTTGTGCATCTGCGTTTGCCATCGTATCAATTACAAGGGTTGCCCACTCGTCTACATCACATAATCTATCATCAGGTTCTTGACCATCAAGTGTCGCCACTCCGCCTGGTCTAATAATTACTATCCTGCAACTACCTGACTTTGCCCGTAGTTGGTTAACTGCTTCTTCCAATGCTTGTTTCTGTGTGCGGTATTGACTCATAACAATTTCTTCTTGACCAGGGATAGGAGGATCGACTGGCTGTTGAGTCATCATGGTGCTAATACACCAGATGCTTTTTCCGGATACATTACGCCACTTTTGCCAAACGTCATATAGTAACTCAGTTTGTGCATACCCTGCCTGTGCATTGTTAATAAACAAATCACATGGCTCAACTAAAGTAGCAATCTTGGGTATAGTGCGGATATTATGTCCAGTGCGTCTAGAAAGTCCGGTTATCTCGTGGCCGCGATTCTCTAATATGTTAAACAGTGCCTTACCTATACCGCTGGTATGTCCTGTAATTGCTATTTTCATCGTAATAACTCCAATGGTTGATTTACAAATGTAAAACTAGCAACTATCCTTGGAGACAATA